GTTGGTCAGGTAAGATGTTAATTTTTGCGCCCTCTTTACCCTTGAATAAATCAAGTACGCTAGTTATGATAAGAAGCGCCGGACCACCGAGCAAACCAATAACTGTTAGTTGACTGTCTGTAATATCTCTTTCTTCTACAATACTGTAATATGATGCCGTTGCAGCAATAATTACCCACGCTAAAACAACACCAAGACCAAAAATAAGCATAAGAAGTTCATTAGGATTTGACATTCGCATCTTACTCATGCCTTCTTCACCCTTCATGTGTCTTATTAACCTTTCAACGTAAATCACTAAAACTGCTATCGTAAAGGCTATTGGTAGAAATATCATCAGTCCACCATATCGGAAGCGCCATCTTGTGAGTTTTCTCTAGGCATTTCACCATTTTGCCTACTAATGTCCGTTAGTCTTTCTTCACCATCTCTACCTATGGTTGGTAGGTTTAGTAAGTTTAAACTTTGATTTAAGGTAAGAATACCTGAGTTGTAACCCATAGTTACTCTTTGCATTACATTTAGTGGTGTTTCACTATCCATAGCCTCAAAGGTTATAGTGGGTAGGTCTTGTTTACGGTAACTTATACCTAGAAGGTCTAGATGTGTCATAAACATTTTTAATGTGGATTCCGCTAATATTCTATGCATACGGGATATTGCTTGTACGGCCCAAAGGTTAGCGTTGAATGTTGCTGCGAATGTAGAGCCTTTCTCTTGACCTGCTGCAACTCTCGGTACTTGTAGTACGGCTGCTATGTCTGCGTTGATTGTATCTAAGAAGCCTGTATTGTTTGGCACTGAGTTACCCACGTCTACATGATGCAGTTGAACGTAGTGAGGCAATACAGGTATTTGGTCGCCCCGCAGTCCCTCGAATAGAGATATAACTTCATCCATAATATGTTGCAGTCTTTGTGCTTGTTCGGCAGGGTCTTGGATATGTTCGATAGCAGATTTGTCAATTGTAATAAATTGTTTTGTCATTGAGTCCTCAAGACTTATTCTATTGTTCATACTATTGTATTTCATGCGAATGGGTTGTTTTAGTGAGGTAAATCTACTTGCACCCCAAACACCATAAGTCTTACGACCCTTATTATCTGTAAACCAATTACTTCGATAATCAATTCGTATGTGCATTATTTCACGTGCAGGGATAGCCCTTTCGTAACTAGTTGCTTCACGTACCATGTAAGTAGTAGGTGTAATTATCGGGTTATCTTCGTCAGCAACGAAATAAGAACCTAAACCACCACGCTCATCAACTATGGTAATTTGTTTTACGGGTAAACTTTGTAGGTCTGTTACACCTACACCCTCTTTACCAACAATTTTGTTTATGTCATTTCCGTAAACCATGAGATTTCTCATAGCGTTAATCATAATGTCATCGAAGTCTAGAGTATCTTCTACAAGTTCTCTGATAGCCTCTCGTATCTGAGCATTTTTACCACGACTATAATTTATTTCATAGTTGTTGGCTGTTAGAGATACAGCACGAACAGCACCATTTAGTTCGGGGTCTAACTTTAACATATTGTCAAATAACTCAAACTCATTGTCAAAGTTACTATCGTTTCTCAAACGCTCCGTATTTCTTACAATATCGGGTACACCCGCTACCGCACTGAAACTTTCATCCATTAGACCTATTCTTTCTATCATAGGATTTTTTGGTTCACTCTTTGTTCTAGGTCGAAATATGTTCCACCTGCTACGCTCCGCCATACACAAGCCACATTGTATTTGTCTTTTAATCATTGGCATTAATTTTTTTTATTATTTTGGTGTTTTACAAAAAGAATTAAACGCTTTACTGCGACTTTATTGTTTATTTTTTTAATTTTTTCTATAATATGGAAAAGTTACTTACAGTAACTAATTAGTAACTGTTACTATACTAGTGATAGAAGCGGCCTTACAGATACACATTATAGAAGAAATAAAATTAATTCATAGTAGCCTTGCAGTACATCGTTTTATTTTTTTTGTTAAGAACATAATTTATTGAAAAATAACTACAAATAGTTATATACCCTCGTAGTAAGTTGGTAACATGGCGAAGTACGTCGGTGGCGATGACCTAATAGAAAAGTTTGCTAATGATAGGCATTTTAAGAGTGTAACTGAGTTTGCTGAGTTACTACATAATGTTGAACCTGCTAGAACTGTTCATGCATGGCGCATAGCAATAGGTAGATGGATAAAGAAAGGTAACACATATAGAAATTATGATGTTGAGCCTAATGATGAAGTTACTAATAGTAAAGTCTACTATGATAAAAGTAATGATACATATATTGTAATGATGGAAACCGTCGACGGACTTATCACAATAAAAGGTGATAAACACAGGGCTATGAAACAAGCATATTCTGATATTGGCGGTGGACTTACTATTGACGACATGGCACGTGAGTTTGAAATGCCGGCAAGTATTGTATCCGAATATGTCAAGATAAACAAATGGAAACACGGTATGCAGCCGTTTACTGATGAAGAAGTAATGGAAAACACTCTTGACGATATGGTTGAAAAGTTTTTAGATATTCGTAAAGTAGAGATAATGAAAAAGGCTGAAAGGAAAAAGTGGAAAGATATAGAGAAGCAAGCAGAAGCCTACACACAATTACGTGAGGGTTTGGCTAATGATTTCTTCTCTGTACTTAAAGACCACAAACCCGCAGCAGTAAAACGTAAACCAATGAAACATACAACAGATTACGCAGTAGTATTATCTCCTACCGACCTACACTTTGGTAAGTATGGTTGGGTTGACGAAGTAGGTCAACAATATGACTTGCAGACAGCAGAAAAAAGAGTATTAGATAAAACAGAAGAGTTGATTAGTAGACTTCCTAGTCAACCGGATAAGTTTTACGTTGGTGTAGGTAGTGATTGGTTTCATGTAGATAATGATATAGGTACTACTACAAAGGGTACAGCACAGGATATGGCTGCGACACCTGCACAGATTCTTATGCAAGGATGTGACCTTGCTAGAAAACACATCGACTTACTTAGAACAATAAGTGATGTTGAGTTAGTATTTATGGGGGGTAATCACGACAGGCACACAAGTATTATGTTGATGATGTATTTAGATGCTTACTACAAGAGTTGTGACGACGTAACTATTACAGTTAGCCCAAATATTAGACAATATGTAACTTATGGTAATAACCTAATAGGGTTTACACATGGTGACGGAAAAGTTATGAATAAACTTTCTACACTTATGGCACATGAAGCGAGAAAAGAATGGGGTACTACTGCAAATCATATGTGGTTTCACGGACATTTACACCATCAATCTGTTAAAGAAGTTGGTGGTTGTTTGATATTCCAATTACCTAGCCTAGCCGGAGAAGATAGATACCATAGTCGTAACGGATATGTTATGGCACGTGCAGGTCTTTCTGCATATATGATTGATAAAGAATTAGGTATGATTGGTAGTCTGTTTGCCCCTGTAATACATGAGTAGGTGAAAGTATGTGGACTAGTGCGAAGTGTTGGGCCTGTGGATGGACAGCATCACGTATGCAATTGTCTAAAGCAGAAAGTAAAATCTGCCCTCACTGTGGTAAGAAGGAGTTGCACCCACTATGAGTTTCAAACAAGATTTGGCTATGGAACGTAGCCGCAACTCTGTCAAGTATTTTTATGAGTGGCTTGGTTATACATGGGGTCATCATATTGGTGAATGGATGGATATTTACGGTGATAGGAAGGGTGCAGAAGTACATCGTGTTTGTATAATAGCGCCTAGAGGACACAGTAAATCAACTACTTTGAGGGTAAAACTATTACATCAATGTCTTTTTGACAAATGGAACAATAACAGACCGTTTACTTGTTGGTTAATTAGTGCTAGTAAAGATACAGCAATAAGAAGGCTACAAGAAATAAGAGACGACATGAAACGTCACCCGCAGTTATCAAGGTATCTTGACCCAAAGAAAGGTAACAAAACGGAAATACATTTCACTAATGGGGCGTGGATTATGGCTACATCAGTAGGTTCAGCAATTCGTGGTGAACACCCTGCTTGTGTAGCATTTGATGACGTGTTAGTTGACTCAGATGATATGTCACCTCACACATTACAACAATGGTTTAGAAAGGCAATCACTCCTATGCTAGACCCCAAATCATCAATATATGTTGTCGGTACTCCTATGTCTATGACAGACCTTTACCATACAGAAATGTTAGATAACCCTACTTGGAAAAAAGGTACTTGGGGCGCTATAAAAAACTATGACGAATGGAAAGCCAGTGGTGAAACAATTAAACCCGAACCACTTTGGCCGGAACATAGAAGTCTTAATTATCTCATGGAACAAAAAGCGGCTATTGGGGACTTAGAGTTTGCACAGGAGTTTTTATGCAGGGTTGTAGACGACGATGCCGCAGTATATCCTAACAATTTGATTAGAAAGGGTTTAGACATGGAGACTATATTACAAAATGACAAGTTACCTAACAATAGATATGTTCTTGGTTTTGACCCCTCACAAGGATTAGGACAAGACTACACTGTTATTGTAGTTCTTAGACAGGATGAACAGGGATTTGTCCACTTTGTAAATATGTGGAGACGTAATGACTTCCCACCGGATAAACAAGCAGACGTGTTGATTGAAATGAGTAAGAGATATTCTGCTCCTGTTGCTGCTGAAGATGTAGGTTTTCAACAACTTTACGATGCGCTCATACAACAAAAGGGCGCTATGGTAGATTATAGACCAAGCAAAGTTAGCAATAGAACACTTAAACAAGGACTGCTTAACAGATTGAGGGTTTGGTTTGAGCGTGAGATGATAATATTCCCCTATGGAAACGATGAGACTAGAAGATTAGTCGAGATACTACTTGACGAATTAAAAACTCATGCGTGGCGCGAAGGTCTTATTGTTGATTTAGGGCGACACAACGATACAGTTATGGCTTTTGCACACGCCATAGACCAATTCACATACAGAACACCCGATATGCCAGTAGTTATGAAAACTATGAAAGGTGGAGAGTGGATGGGCGGGGCTACAAAAGGTTTGCCGCGTGAAAGAACAAGTGGTGTAGGTGGGAAAATAATAAACAGGAGAGGATTTTGATGGCGGGACCGTTACCAAAGAAGAAGTTGTATAAGAGAATTGTAGAGGATTTGTACGAGGAAGGGTACTTTGACGAATGGCGTGAGACAAGCGAGATTTGCAGGGAGATAAATCTTAAAGTTCCGGCACGGTGGAGTCCTGTATATCCAAGCAGCGTTTTCAGATACATGAGACGATTACCACTTAAAGAGGAATACAAATGGAAAGGCGTAAGAAAAAGCATGATAAGGCAGTGGAAAAAAAATTGAAAAAAATATTTTTGAAAAAAATTATTTTATATAGAATGTGGTGGTAGGCTATGTGGGTCGTCGTGTTTTTTTAATTTTTGGCAACTTTCTAGATTTTGATATTTTTACCCTAAAAACACGTGTTTTAACGCCGTGTTTTTTTGTGAGTGATACAAGATTACCTAATTTTGAAAAGCGGCTCTTAAAACACGCTTAGAAGGGAAGGAAACGGCAAGCCCGAAGGCTTGCCGAATCCAACTTATTCGGTAACTCCTAGATGAGAGAAAGGAACTCTCCTAATTACTAGATTCTCTCTACCACCAACAGAGGCGGATAATGACTTGATTATGTCGTCATATGTGTCCTGTCGTGGGTCTAATCCAACTTGAACAAGACCGGAAACATTTGACCAAACTAGAGTGTATCTCATCGGCTTATTTCCACATGGTTTATTCTCGTTATTTGCTTTACATGATTTTGAACCACACTCTGAACAAGTACTAACGTATCTAGTAGCGAAATCCTTGAATCCGCCTGTCTTACCTGCTCCGGAATTAACTCGAAGAGTCTTAGTCTTACCAATGTAAACACGGCCATTTAGGTCAGTAGATAGTATGTGTGTTTTCTTTTCCATATGTAATCCGGTATTAACTGCTTGATGTAGTGATTTCGCTATATCTCCGGTTAATCTAGGTGTTGTTGATGCATCCCATATTAGGCCACAAGTAGTTAGTCCGTTTAATGGATTAACGAAACATGAACCATCTTGATGAATATGGCATGGGAATCTTAGACCTGATTTCAAATCAGATGAATGACTTCTTCTGTCTTTTTCTTGGATTTCTGATTCTGTGTTTACTACTCTACCGTTATGGTCTATGTTGTACACATTTGCTCTCCAATCACCTTGAAGTAATGAACTTCTTAACGCTGGGTGTTTGTATGAATCTGTTGAACCAAATACAACAGGAATACGAACAGTAGGTAGACCGTACTGAATCATGTTATGAATAGTACGATATTTGCTACCGTCTTTTGTGGTGATTACATCACCAAACCAAGATGATAGAACAAGTTCGTTTACTTCTTCTCCATCAAGGGCAATCTCGGTTAGGGCCTCCTTTAAGATAACACTGCGGTTCTCCATGACCTCTCAACCTATACTATACTATATCAATACCATGACCGCGATTTTAGCC